ACGGTTGTTCCGCCCGCACGTTCCGTCAGGTGGCAACATCGGCTACGTCAAACACGCAGCCTTCATGCTCGGTTTAGGCGAAATACTCGTTGAACTAGACCACGATGACGAACTAACCCCCGACGCTTTAGCCGAGATAGACACAGCGTTCACTGACCCTGCCATCGGATTTGTGTACTCCGACTGGTGCGAAATCCTCCCCAACGGCCAATCAGGTCGCTACCCCGACGGCTGGGCGTTCGGCTACGGCAACCACTACTGGGACACCGAACACCAAGTATGGGCAATGCAAGCACCCGAAATCAACCACACCACCCTCAGCCACATCGTCTCAGCACCAAACCATGTGCGGGCATGGCGCACCGACGTGTACCACAAACTCGGCGGGCACGACATCCGGTTGCAAGTAGCCGACGACTTCGATTTAGTAGTCCGCACCTGCGCCGTCACCCACACCCACCACATACCCAAAATGCTGTACAAACAGCACATCGGGGAACACTCAGCGCAACGCCAACGAAACGCCCTGATTCAAGAGCTGGTGCCTGTTATCAGGCAAAAGCATCCACAGTTTATCTTTGGGCTAAACTCCTGACCGTCCACAACAAAGGAGACAACCATGCCAGGTCACTACGGTAAGAAGTCCAAGAGCGGCAAGAAGCACGAAATGATGGAAGGCTCCAAGGAACGCAAGATGGAGTACGGCTCAGCCAAGGGCGGTATGAAGAAGAAGGCCAAGAAGAAGAAGTAATGGCTGCCAAGAAAGCAAAGAAGGTCGCCAAAGTGATGCGTGAGTTCAAGGGTGGAACCTTGCACTCCGGCAAAGGCGGTCCTGTTGTGAAGTCCCGCAAGCAGGCTGTAGCCATCGCCATGTCCGAGGCTGGCATGGCAAAGAAAGCGAAGAAGAAGAAGTAAGTGTCAACCGCATCCACCGTTATTGACCGCACGTTGCGACAGGTTCTCTCAGGAACCAACGAGGAACGCAACAAACTGAACACTGCGTTGAACGCCACTTCAACGTCGGTGGTGTGCGCCTATGACATCGGTGGGTTGCGGGCAGGCAAAACATTCCAGATTGACGCAGAAATGTTTTACATCTGGGAAGCCACTTCTGGCACCAAAACTTTGACAGTTGAACGGGCATGGAACGGCACCACCGCAGCAGCCCACACAGCGAACAGCATCATCACAGTTGACCCACGGTTCCCACGAGCACAAGTGTTGGAAGCGGTCAACGCTGAACTGGACGACCTGTCCAGCCCAATGAACGGTTTGTTCCAAGTCAAAACTTTCGATGTGGATTACAACGGCACCGACACGTTGCTGAACCTGCCTCAGATGCAGTCAGCAATTGACCTGATGAGTGTGTCGTTGCGGTACACCTCCGATGATTACCCTGTTATCCGCAAGGTGAAACTGGTGCGTGACCTCCCCACTGACGATTTCACTTCAGGGTTCGCTTTGAAGTTTGAAGGTCCGGTGCGGTCGGGGCGTTTGCGTGTGGTGTACAAAGCAGCGTTTGGGAACATCACTGCTGAAACCCAGAACTTGCAGAATTACACAGGGATACCCACAACCTGTGAGGACATTCTTAGTGTCGGTGCGCAGATTCGTTTGATTAGCCCCCGTGAAATTAAGAGGAACTTCACCGAGTCGCAGGGTGATACTCGTCGTTCTGATGAGGTTCCTGCTGGTGCTGTGAATGGTTCTTTGGCGAACTTGCAAAGGTTGAGAAGGGACCGCATCACTGCTGAAGCGGCCCGTTTGCAGAGGCAATACCCCACGTTCCTATCAAGGGATTAGTCGATGTCTTTGACGTTCACTATCCCGTTTGTGGGAACTCCGGCGTTTTATACCGGTACTTCGTCGTCGTCGCTTGTGCCGGATGTGTTTCCGGTGGCGATTAATGGTCGCCCGTACATGGTTGATATGAAGTCGGGGCAGTTAGCTCGTGGTTTTGAGCAACGTGTTCGTGATTCGGTTGACCAGTCAACTGCGCCTGGTGAGGCTGCGATTAATCCTGGTGGGTTGTGGCGGCGTGGTGAGGTGTCGTGGCATTTTGGTGCGGGGCAGAAGTATGCGGATACTGCGGAGTCGCAGGATTACCGGTTTTATAAGTCGAAGGGTGTGGATGTTTGGACGAAGGGTCAGTTGACTTTGTTGAACGCCACGAAGTTGTCGTATGGGAGTGCTTTAACAACGTCACACATGGTTGTTCAGGATGGTCGTGTGTATGTGTCGTTTAACGGCGATGTGAGATACAGTGCCGACCCTTACACGTCAATTACGGCAACTGTGACAAACGTGTCCGCATCTGCCGGAACCATCACTTACACGACTTCTGCCGCACATGGGTTCACAGCAGGACAAGTTGTTGACATCACTGGGATTGTCCCCACTGCGTATAACCTGACTGGGGCAACACTTGCAACGGCAAGCGGTACGTCGTTCACGATTACCAACGGGGCAACCGGCACGTTTGTATCTGGTGGTAGTGCCGTGCAACGTCCGGTTTGGTCGAACTGTACCGGCGAGCCTGGTGGTTCGTGTGCTGCAATGGCAACGGATGGTTACAAGATTTACTTGGCGTTCCCGACTGATGGTATTCGACAAATCATTCCGAACACTTCAATATCAGCCATTTCCGGTACAAAGTTTGTTAACTCAAACGACTCGTACTATATGTTGGGTTTTGCTAAGAACTTCATGTTCGGTTCGCATGACCATGTTTTGAATACGATTGCATCAGGCGGTTCAAAGACTGCACGTATTACCCCCGAGGACGAAGAGTTCCGTTGGGTTGGGGTGGCAACAGGCCAGAACGCTATATATGCAGCGGGGTATTCAGGCAAGAAATCTTTGGTGTACAAAATCACTATCAAGGCTGACGGCACATTGGATGCTGGTGTGGTTGCGTTGGAGTTACCAACCGGCGAAGTTATTTCTGCCATTTCTGGTTCGCTTGGGTTCATTCTTATTGGAACAAACAAGGGTGTTCGGTTCTGTTCAACAGATTCCAACAGCAACCTTGTGGCAGGTCAAATCATCCCCACATCAGGACCAGTCAAAAAGTTCACATCAACAGACCGGTTTGTTTGGTTCACTTGGTCAAACTACGACGGTGTATCTACAGGTTTGGGTCGACTTGATTTGTCAACATTTACATCGGCAAACACCCCAGCGTTTGCAACCGACCTTATGTACACATCCACAGCGGACGTGTTGAACCTCATCACCTTTGATGACAAGCATTGTTTTGTTGTGTCAGGTATCGGGGCGATAGCGCAGGACACCGCCAACCTTGTTGCGTCCGGCAGCATCGAGACGGGTCATTACCGGTGGGGTATCCCTGACCGCAAGTTCGTCGCCAAAGTAGACACCCGTTCGCTGCCGTTGACCGGCACCGTTGAGTCCTACATGGCGTTGGACGGTGGCAACTACGACCTGCTCGGTACTTGGGAAGGTTCCGGCGACACCGAAAACTCGTTCTCCGGTTCCGACGACCACACCATCGAAGCCCAGTTCAAGTTCGTGTTGAACCCTCAATCAGCTTTGGTTGGCCCAACCTTGACACGGTGGGCGGCACGAGCATACGCAGCCCCGTTCCGTTCCCAGTTCTTCCGTGTGCCAGTCCTCATCCACGACCGCATCAACGTGCATGGGAAGGATTACTACTTTGATGTCAATGAGGAACTGGGCGAGTTGCGCCAGTTGATTGTGTTGCCTCGCATTGTCACCTTGCAGATAAATTACGAAACCATCTCGGTCATTGTTGAGGACATAGAGTGGGTGCCGGTTGACTCCGCTGAGCGGGACTGGATTTGGCAGGGTACGGCAACTGTTACAATGCGCTCGGTTGAGGAATAGGAGACCGTTTTGGCTGTCACACCGAAGATTCGCAGGTCGTACAAGGGTGCACCCGTCTCGGCTGTCTTGGATACCAGTGGTGTCTCGTCAACCACACAGACATCAATCACGCTGAGCACTAGCCCGTCAACATGGCCGACCGGCAAGTTCTTTGTAGTGGTTGCGCCTGGTACAGCCCAAGAAGAAAAGATGTGCGTCACGGTTTCTGGGTCGACGATGACGGTGGTGGACCCTTCGGTTTCGTCTACAAGTGCTTCTACGAATGGTCGTGGTGTTGATGACACGACGGCTCGTTCCACGATTGCTGGTGGTGCGACGGTGTATCCGGTTGCTACAGCACGAGATTTTGATGAGGCGAACTCGCTGACTGCCACGTACGCCAACCAAGGTGGCATTGTTTATTTGGGTGACCCGTCGTTTACACAGTTGGCGATTGGTACTGCCGGTCAGGTGTTGAAGGTGAACAGTGGTGCGACTGCCCCTGAGTGGGGTCAGGTTGCGGCGGCTGGTATTGCTTCTGATGCGGTGACCACCGCCAAGATTCTTGATTCCAATGTGACTGCGGGCAAACTAGCCAGCGATTCCGTGACTACCGCAAAGATTCTTGATGCGAACGTGACGTTGGCGAAGTTGGCGACAGTGTTGCAGAACGCTTTGCCGCCTGTCGGCACCATTGTTGCGTACGGTGGCTCGTCAGCCCCGACTGGTTGGCTGCTTTGCAACGGCGACACATTCAACGCCACCACCTATTCAAGCCTGAACACGGTTCTTGGTGGCAACACTTTGCCGGACCTTCGGGCACGTGTCCCGATGGGCAAGGCTGCTTCTGGTACAGGGTCCACGTTGCTTGGTGCTGGTGGCAACCGCAAAGTTGCCAGCAACCATTTGCCCGTTCACGTCCACACCATTACCCACGACCATGCTTCACAAACCATCAATGGTGGCTCACACGACCACTCCCTAACTGGCGGTATCACCGATAACACCCAAGCCGCAACACAAGGGTTGTACAACGTCAGTGGTGGGCCTGGATTCTTGACCGACCTTGCCACGGATGCAAACTCCAGTACATCAAATATGTCAAGCCACGGTCACTCACACACCTTGGCGGTTGCCACGAACTCCTCGCACGACCACACCGTCAACATCAACGAGTTCACCGGCGACTCAGGCAACGGGGGATTCGCTAACGACGACTACTTCCAGCCGTTCGTAGCCGTGAACTATATTATTAAGCACGACTACGTTTAGGAGCCAGCCATGATGAGTTTGAAAGTTGCCAAAGACATCCTCGGACGCATGGTCGCCCTGTTCCTTGTCTCCTCCCTCGGCATCATCACCGGTTCATCGGTCATCAACGCCATCAACCCAGAACAATCAATGCCACTGTGGTACTCCGCAGCACTTGCCGGTTTCACAGCCTGCGCCACAGTCATCACCAAACTGGCACAAGCATCCCTTGACGGTGGCCTCACCAAAGAAGAAGTCGACGAAGCGTTCGGTGTGAAGTCCGAAACTCGTGCCGCAGTGAACGAAGCGAAGGGTGCAGCCGAGGCCGCAGTTGACTCTCAAGAGAGTTAGTCGGTTCCTTTTTCTCATCCCGTTCGCACTGGCGTTCGCATCCAATGTCAACGCCGATAGTGTTCGTGTTACAGGAACAACTGATTATTGGTTTTCTTTTACCGAACGGCAACTTTTTAGTGTACGCACATTTGCTGTTGACGGATACTGGTCTGACCCGATGCTGTGGTTATACAACCAACAGGGGGTATTGCAGGCGGAGAACGACGACTACTACGGCCTTCAATCCAGACTTGAATTAACAGTTGAACCTGGGTCGTATCGGCTTAGGGCAGGTGTTTGTTGCGGTGACCCGAACCGTTGGTACGACGGCGTATCGTACGACGTATCCACCAATGTTTCACCGGTGCCACAAACGACGGCCACCACGACGACAACCACAGTTGAGACGACAACGACTGAACAGTCCACCACGACCACAATCGAACCCACCACCACCTCAGTTGAACCAACCACAACTGTCGAACAGACAACGACTGTTCCCGTGATAGTTTCGACCACATGGGAGCAGCCTTCCACAACGACGACGACTTCCCTGACTCCGTCGACATTTGGAACTACTACAACCGTTGCTGCCCCGACCACAACCTCCACGTTGTTAGAGACGACGACCAGTGTCCCTGCCCCTCCTGTAACGACGACCACTCAACCTGCCCCTGTTGTAACCAGTCCTAGGACCACCACCACGGTCGCCCCATTGCCCTCTACGGTGCCGTCTACGACGACCACGACCACTATCCCACCGGTTCCCACCACCGAAAATAGGGAACCCGTGCCGGTCGTCACAGTGCCTCCGGTTGTGACCCCCGAAAACGTCACCGAACTGGTCGCCTCTATCGACGACCTAGCCCCCGAACAAATCACCGAACTCGTCAACGCCCTGAACGAAGCAGACACATCCGTCAAGAAAACCTTCGAAGAAGAAGTGAACGTCTACTCAGGAGAGTTTGACAACTATGTCCCCGCCGATTCCAAGATTCCGGTGGGGGAACGAAGGGTTCTTGTTGCAATAGGTGCAACAGCGTTGGCCTCATCTGGGGCTGTGAGACGGAGGAATTAGAATGAAAAACCGTATGAGTAAATGGGCTATCCCCGTGACATCGATGCTGATGTGGGTTGCAGGTACTTCCCTTGTCATCATCACCCTGTCGGGGGAGGTGCGCAGCCAAGCCCTTTGGATTTCGGGTGCCGCCCTCATCGTGAACCTTGTCGCCATTTATTTCGAGGCAACTAGCGAGGATTGAAATGCCCCGCCAGGAAGAAAGGTAATAAAACCTGGCGGGGCGAGAAGCACTATAGCAGTTGCTATTGTCTCTCGCAACCTCTTACGAACAGACAAGGACTTTTCATGTCACGCAAATACACAGGTACATCTGACGGAGCAGCGCAGGCGAAGCGAGCAGGCACCGAGCGTTTGCAAGCGTTGCTGTGCAAGAAGTACGGGGCGAAGAACCTTGGGACGTATGTGGTGCGCAATATGCGTGGCTCGTCCAATCTGTCGGTTCATGCAACGGGTCGTGCCGCTGATATCCAAGGTCCAAACCGTAAGGTCACGAACGAAATCATTGAGTTCCTTGAAGCGAACGCTGACAAGTTGCAGATTGAAGAAATCCACGACTACGACGCAGGTGAGTGGGGCAAGGGTTGGCGTTGTTCACGTAAGGAACTGGGCGGCAAGGCTGGTTGGAAGCAGTGGACCGCAACCGACAACGGTGGTTCCAAGGGTGCAGCGTGGTGCCATTGGGAGATTTCCCCGAAGTTGGCTGACAACGCCCATGCAATCAACGCCCTTTGGAAAGAGATTCACGGCGCAGAGCCAGCCGCATGATGGAAGCGGTCACGGTTGCTGTCATCACCGCTGTCGGCGGAGTCATTGCAGCCCTCATCCAGTCGTTGCGTAAAGAGAATCGTGACGACCATGCCGTCGTTTCTGATGCCCTGACCCGCATAGAAAACAAGGTCGACGGGCACATCCGTGACCATGCAACAGGGGACGTATAGCCTGCTAGGTTGCGTCGCCTTATGACGCTCATCACCCTCATCAACATCCGTGCTTTCCTTCTCAGAGTGGTCGCCAGAGGACCAGAAGAACAAGCCCTTGTGGAGTGCGTCGAAGCCCTAGACAGGGCTATTGACCATGCCCGCCACAAACAGAAAGCCGCCTAGTAGGGTTCCGCCATGGCTTCGGTCACCCTGCCCTACCCCCTCGTGCTCGTGGAATGGGCTGATGCCCACACCTCAGAAGGTGGCTGGCAAGATTTAGAAACACTTGCTGACGACGAGGAGTGTGTCATCCAATCTGTTGGGTTCATGATTCCTGAGGGTGAACCTGGCGGCAAGACCGGTCATGTGTCGCTGTGGCAAACATACAAAGAACCTGAAGGTGTTCATGGTTTCTATGTCCCGTCTGCGATGGTGCGACGAGTAATTATTCTGTCCCCTATTCTTGACAATGTGACACCCGACCTGTAATCTGTCCCCTAAACCTACGGAAAAGGGGAAACAACATGGGTCACAAGCGGTACCGCATACCCAAAGCAACACACGGAAGCCAAGACTGGCTCAACCAGAGATACCAAGACGAAGAAGGCAACCGCCGAATCTCCGCCTCAGCAGCAGCAGCCATCTATGCACTGCACCCATTCGTACCATCTGACGTGTACGCAGCCGAACTTCTGTCCGGTGTTGCGCCCACACCACAGCCACCATCAAAAGCGATGGACCGTGGCAACCGCATGGAATCCATGATTATCGAATGGGCAGGCGACCTGCTCGGCGTGACCTTCACCACCCCAGAAGAACTGTTCTGCTACGACAACGACAACGGATGCCACCTCATCGCCACCTTAGACGGATGGAACGAAGACACCAAGCACATCCTCGAAGTCAAAACCACAACCCGTGACTGGCGAGGCGAACTACCCGACTACTGGAAAATCCAAGGCGTACAACAAGCCGTCTGTTCAGATGCCAACCGTGTGACATGGGCAATCTTTGACCCGTCACTAGACCTGCACCTGTACGAACAATCCATCTCCACAACAGAGATAGAAGAACACATCTCCGCCGCTGAGAAGTGGCTGTCAGCAATCGAACTGGGCATCACCCCAGAAGGTGTGCAGTACTCGTACGAAACAATCAGCACACGGTTCCAGCAGGTGTCCGACGAACCAGCCGAACTACCTGAACAAGCATCACAACTGGTTGACCAACTACGCCATGTGAAATCAGAACTCGCATCGTACAAACAGTTGGAAGACAGACTGAAAGCAGACCTGTGCCAACTCATCGGACCATCACAAACCGCCACCATCAACGGCGAAACAGTCGCAACATGGAAGTCATTCAACCGTGAATTCTTCGATGTCAAAAGATTTCAGGCAGAGCAACCTGCTCTGGCTGAGAAGTACACAAAGAAAACTCAAAGCCGCACACTGCGGTTGAAAGGGGAAAAGTAATGGAACAGGAAAACACAGCCGCACTTATGAAAGTGCTGAGGGATTACGCAATCCCAGACCCAAAGATTGTCGGCAAACTACCCAAAGGTGGCATCACCTTGGACTTCGTTGGTCACGCTGACATCACAAAGATTCTGTTAGAAATCGACCCACATTGGCGTTGGGTTCCTATCTCGTGGGATAACGGGCGACCGGCAATCCATGTTGAGAACGGAATGGCAACGATGTGGGGTGAGTTGACACTGCTTGGGCAGTCACGACTCGGCGTAGGTTCGGTCAGAGCAGACAAACCAGAACTTGACAAAGAACTGGTTGGCGATTTCCTTCGCAATGCAGCAATGCGTTTCGGGATTTGCTTGTCTCTCTGGACGAAGCAGGAGTGGGATGACTTGGGCGAGCATCCCTCTCCTGCTCCCCTTTCGAAAAAGCCTGCACCTAAAGCAGCACCCAAACCAAAGGTCGAACAGTCAACGACTGTTGATGACCGTCTCACACAAGAACAAATCGAACAGTTCAACAACGCTGTCGTAACAACAGGGTTGTTCCCTGAAGATGTGCTGGACAAGGCAGGGTTGACGAACGGGAACCTGAAGCAGTCTGATTTGCCTGCGATGCGGGCAGCGTTCAAAGCATTGAAGGATGCCAAGCCATGAGACGCAGACAACGTGAGCAAATAGACGGCATCTATCTCAGGGTTATGGATATCCGAACCCAACTGGAACACCAGTACCGGCGCATGGACCGCATCGAATGGTACCTGCACAACATGGCACCAAACGAAAAAGAAGTTCTGTTCAGCAAACCAGAGATGGACGTTGATGAATGGTACGAAGAAAACAAATGGAACCTTCGCAGGTTGGCAGAACAAAAGGGGGCGCTGTGAGCGCATCACGACGCAAGGGCACCAACTTCGAAACCCTCGTTGTGCGGTGGCTGAAAGACAACGGCTTCCCGTACGCCGAAAGGCGAGCACTACACGGGGCACTAGACAAAGGCGACATCACAGGATGTGGACCTTTGGTGTTCGAGTGCAAAGCAAAGAAAGCCCACGACTTTTCTGGTTGGTTGAAAGAAACCGAACAGGAACGCAAGAACGCTGAGGCTGACTTCGGTGTCCTTGTTGTGAAACGCACAGGGTACGGCGATGGTGCAGACCAGTACGCCGTCATGCGTCTTGAAGACATGGTGAAGTTGCTCAAACAGGTTGGATACTGATGAACACTGAGGCTGTGGCGCACGAATTGTTTGAATGTTTGATGAACCGCATCTACAACGCAAGCAAGTACGAGCGTCTCAGCCCACCATCAGACCGTGAACGTCACATCATTGACGCTTACCTGAGTCGTGACATGAAAGATGAGAACTATGGCTGAAGTAGCAGGATTTGTTTTGGTTGTTGTGGTGTCGTTTGCTGGCGGCATTTACATTCGTGTTCTGCACGACACCATCGACAGTTATAAACAACAGGTGAACTACCACCAGCAAGTGATAAAGCGCATGGAGCGGCGCATCAAACAGTTAGAAATGAGGGGTCATGGGCGATGAGATTTGGGAGTATTACGCCAAAGACATGATGTTTGAATCCCACAAAGAACCGCATTATGTGACGCAGCAGTACATCAAACATCTTGAACGGGAACGGGACAAGTGGCGCAAGATTGCCGACCGATTAGTTGAACAACTCCGCCAAAATGGGCTTGGACCTATTCGTGCAGAACGCATGAAACAGATGGTGAAAGATTACGAACAGGCGGTGCGTGGTGAGTGACATAACACCAGAACAGCGTGATTTGATTGAGGAGTTCCGTGAGGCGTTTCCGTTCTTGATTACGGTTGAGGACACGATGCGATTCACCCTGCGACTTCACTCGGAACTTCAAGCGGAAAAGCAAACCTGTTTGAATTGGGTCAAGGTGGCTGAACTGATGATGCCGTACGTGATGGCATCACCAGAGTTTGAAGGCAAGTTTGCTCCTGCTGTCATGACACAGTTCACAAGTCAGGCGGTGCGTGGTGAGTGACGAAGTAGGAACATCACGACTTCTCAAAGGATTAGGCATTGACCCAAATCTTGTGGAACGAGTTGCTTTTGACCATAGCGTCGGAAGCAGACCAACCATCACTGTCTGGTTTGTACCCAACAGAGAACAGATGGAGCGTCTCGCAAGCGATTTCGTAGAGGTTTATGAATTGGCGGTGCGTGGTGAGTGACTTCACTTTGTTCTTTGCGTTCTTCATGCTTGCTTACAGCGCCGGATTCGGATGCGGTGTGCTCATGTCAAGAGCCACACACCACAATGAGTAAGCCATTCGACCGCAACCTGTACGACGACGACGACAACGCCAAACATCTGGTTGTTGACTGGTTGAAAACCAAACAGTTCCACGCATACATCAACCCTGACCAATACGGCATCGACGTTCTCGCTGAGAAAAACAATACGTCGTATGGTTTCGAAGTCGAAGTCAAGCACGGTTGGATGACAGCAAAGTTCCCATTCCGAACAGTGCATTTCGCTGCACGGAAACTGAAGTTCGCACAACCAAACTGTTACCTCACAATGCTGAACGACCCACGAACACAGATGTTGCTTGTGTCAGCAGATGTCATTCAGTCATGTGCAGTTGTTACAAAGCAAACTAAATACACAGAAGCAGAAGATTTCATAGAAGTCCCAATGGAACTGTGTTTGTTCCGCACCCTATAAACTAAAACAACCCCACCCCAAGGAGAACTATGACCCTTCATTGACCACGTCCCCCGTCAAAGGAGTATTCATGCGACGCATCGCCCTCGCCACATTGACAGTATCCCTACTAGCACCAGCAGCACCGGTCATGGCTGAAACAAAACCACCGGTCACACCAACACCAAGAAAGGCAAACGCCGTACTCGAACTGGTACGGCAACAACAAGACCCACGCACACCACCACTTGCGTACTGGGCGGCAGTTGCCACCTGCGAAACCGCAGCGAACTGGCAAGACAAAGGCAGATACGCCGGAGGTCTTGGCATCTACACCAACGGACGATTCCGTGACTCAAACATGGGGACATGGGAACGGTGGGGTGGAGAACAGTTCGCCTCGCACCCATCGAAAGCAACCATCATTGAACAAGTCGTGGTCGCCAACCGCATCGCCGTGTTTGGTTGGTCAACACTTGTCAAAAGAAAAGACGGAACGCTCTATGTGTGGGACAGACCACCCGTAGGAGTCAACGGATGGGGATGTATCAAGAACCAAAAACATCTTGACATTCGCAAGTGGGTTCCGATACCATAACGAGATGCCGTCGAAGGGGATTTCACTAAAGCGCATCTGGCGTTGTCCGTACTGTGACACCAAACTAGAAACCTTTGTGACCATCACCTATGCGCCGACACACGCCTGCGAAAAGCGGGCGAACCGCACAGTCCAACTCCAACAAGAAGGAAACAATGAGCAATAACATCATCATCAACGGGAACATCGGACAGCCACCAGAAATCAGGTACACACCATCAGGTATGGCTATCCTTGAGTTCACCGTTGCATCAACCTCAGGCAAAGACGACAAAAAGAAAACCTCATGGTTCAATGTTGTTGCGTTCAGCAAACTTGCAGAAAATGTTGCAGGTTCCGTATCTAAAGGTGACTCAGTCATCGTGTTCGGACGCATGGAACAAGACGAATACACCAAGAAAGACGGAACTAAAGGCAAGTCCACGAAAGTTGTTGCCGACGAAGTTGGTGTGTCATGCCGCTGGAATGTTTGGGTGAAAGACCGCACCAACGAAACCGTCAAGGCTGTCCTTGCACAACACGACGAGGATGAACTGTTCTGACATGAACACCGAAGGGGCAGAGATACTTCACGAAGCACACAGCCTCATCACCGGCGCTCGCCACGAACAATACGACCACCCATCAGAGGACTACCGCAAAGTTGTAGACATCTTCTACGGTTTGACTGGTGTTCAGTTGACCGTACAAGAAGCGTTGTGTTTCATGGTGGCAGTCAAGATGGCACGGCTACGCACAGCCCGTGAGCGAGGCACATGGCATCACGACAGCCTCGTTGATGCAGCCGGATACCTCGGTTGCATGGGCATGGTTCATGCCAAGGAGTGAAACCTACGACGGAACCGAAGGGTTCTGTGAGCACTGCTGGACTGTCTCAGATTTGCTACAACGATGGGAAATCTGGGACACAGCAGGTTGTGTATGTCGATGTCACACACCGAAAGACGCTGACATCGAACCAAAGAAACGGAGAAAGAAAAAACAATGAACGCATGGTGGGAAAAAGGAAACTGTGTTGGGGCATCAACCGAAACAATGTTTCCTGAGCAGTGCAGCATCACAAGTGAGCGTGTATTCAGAGAAGCACTAGACCTATGTAAGAACTGTGTTGTGCGACTGGAATGTTTGCAGTTCGCAATGGAAATGGAATCAGGTCAGCGTTGCAGGTACGGGGTGTGGGGTGGGATGACACCACGCCAGCGTTGGTCTATGTGGCGAGACGCAGAGAACCCTGCCGCAACCTGAGGGGAAGGGGAAACCTCGGTGCAGCAGGGTTCAGGTAAAACAGTATCAGAGTTTGTAAAATCCAACCCCGTTGTGCCACGCCAACTCTGTCCATTGCACTTCACGATGAGCGTAGGACTGTGAAGCAAACCGTGTGGCAAGGTGGCTTTTCTTAGTCCACCTGTACCCACCTTTGGTGAGGCGAAGATACTCGTGTGGTCTGCCACCTACCAGTCGTCGCACCACCCACTGTTCAGAAAGGGTCTGTCGTTTGCGGTTCAGTAATCGCATACTTACCTTCCTCATAGACAAGGTGTGCTACGGCAGGGGTGAATGTGGTTGCTGTGATGTGAGCAAGATGGATGTGGGAGATAGAGAACCTGTCAGCGAGGCATCGTGTGGCGTGTCGTTGTGCCCATGCGATGAGGTGCTTTGGTTTTCTGTCGTCTCGCAAGCCTCGCCCATCAACAGTCAAGGTGTGTTGGTCTGTGATGAGTCCGTCTTTGTCGTAGAAGGTGACTTCGTAGTGTCGTGTTCTCTTTGGCATTGTGTTCCCGTCAGTTCTTCAGCAACAGTGTGCTTAGTACGCCACCCAAAAGGTAGTCGTGGTTCATGTAAATCTCTTCTTCCCATGCGCTATGACCATCAGGGTCGGCTTCCCAGTCGGGGCATGATTCCCAGTCAATAGGATGGTCGTAGGATGTGACGAACTTACCTTCGTGGAAGACTGACCACCCTGCAAACAAGTGTGCTTCTTCTGTGTATGCCAACCCAAACACCAGCGATGGGAAAATCTCTGACAGTTTGGTAATGAGTGCACACATGGGCGACCACGCTGATTGGAACACGAACGATGTGTAGTCGTCGTGGTATTCAAGTTCGGTATCGCAGTCAGACCACTTGCTGTCCCAGTTAGCGTAAGCCCAGTCATACCAGTCTTTGTAGCCGTACTTGTCGATGTTGCGTTGCTGTTGTTCTTCGTGTTGGCGTTGTAGGTCTTCATCGTTTGTCCACCCCCTGACTGTTTCCATAAGTTCCGGTGGGCATGGGTGAAGTGAGGTCAGTTGATAACCGTTCTCAGTTGTGACGAGAGCGACGAGGCGGTCTCGTTCTTGTTTGTCACCTTTGATGGTGAGTTGTTGGTTGCACCAGTTGGGCATTGTTGTTTCCTTTCTTTGTGGCTTGCGCCGGTTTTGTAAATCTAAATCAAATAGTTTTGTTTGTCAAGTGTTAGTCAATGTTCCGTATCTGCCAACACACTTTGCAAAAGCACTCGTTGTCGCCAGTATGAAACCTGTAGTCATGAGTCCAGTACGCTTCGTCTTCTTCGATGACTTCGCCACAGTCCTCACAGACAACAGTCTTACCTTCCATTGTTCACCACCCTTTCGGTGCTGTGATAGCAAGCACAGTCCAGCCGATAACACCAGCCATCATGAGCCAGTACCCTTCGTCACCAAACCCTGCACCTATCACAAAAGCCAGCAGACAGATGCCGAACCATTGCCGACGCATAGTCTTTTTGTCTTCTTTGATAGCGAGTCGTCGTCTCGTTGCTTGCCTACGCTCTTGTAGGTTTAGTTCACGCCACGCCATAACTGATGGGTGGTTCTCGTCCCATTTCTTCATGCCATTGCCCTTTCTGTTTGTTCGATGAAGATGTGTCCTGCTGAGTTACCTTCGGGGTCAGACGATGGGATGAGTGCTGTTCCGTCATCCAACAAGATGAGAAACGGTATCTCTCCGTAGCCTTTCTCCCAGTAAAACATTTCTATTTCTTGGTCTGTGAGTGGTCGTATCTTTGTGATGTATCTGCCGGCTAGGTGTCCGTAGATGTTGTTGATGATGTCTTTGTCGTTCATGCTATGACCTTTTGTTTGAGGCTGTCCCATGTGTAGAACACCATCGGGACTGCTTTCTCGAACCCTTCTTCGTCGCTTTCGACTGTGCATACCTGCAACCCTTCGGCTGACATGATGTACACATACTCTGCCCATCCAAGGTCGTCGTCTTGTTCTGTGAACCAACCTTCTTCTGGTGGTGTGTCCACATGGTATCTGCCATAACCCACCACAACATTGGAGACGATGTCTTCGTCGCCTACTTGTTGGTTCGGGTCAATGGATGACCATGAGCCATGTTTGTTGATGAGTGTGTCCACTACTTGTGTTATCCCGTCTCGCTGTACTAGTTGTGCGATGGTTGGCACTCGTGTTTGTGGACTGTTGTCCCAATGCACATACCTTCCTCGCCATCCTTGCGCTCGTTCGACTGCGATGATTCCTCTAGTTGCCATTGTTATTTACCTTTCTTGGATTGTCTTGTTCTGTTCGTTCCTCGACATCGAGAAAATGAATAGAGCCTTTGTTGAGTCCTGTTTGGCATCGCCTACATCCCCACGATGAGCGAACTGCTGGCTGTGCTGACAGTTGTCCTGTGTGTTCGTCGTAAGCGTCGTGCAGAGTGTCCCAATAAAAGTGTGGTGCTCCGCACATCGGTACTGCAATTCTGTTTTTGTTGCCCGATAAGAACACTGCGTGAACTGTGTGTTGTCCTAGCCTGCCTCGTTTAGAGGCTGAGTGTGTTGCTAAGTGTTTCACTTATTTACCTTTCTCATAATTGAGTTCCAATACAGTCGGCGCACTTCTAGTTTGCGTTGTGTGACTGCACCTGCATTTCGTAGCACGACTCTGCCTCGTGAGTCAAGGATTCGTGCGTGACCTACTCCTCGTAGTTCTTCCCACGCTTGAGCAAGGCTGAAGTAGCCACCACCTAAGCGTTCGTAGACAATGTGGTCTATCTGTATCAAGTACATTTGTTTTACCTTTCTTTTACTTTTCTAAACTGTTTCGGCGTGAGCGTTGCCTCGCTCGTAGCCTTCTTCGTATGAGTCCATTATCTCTTGGTGCATGAAGGAGAACTTGTCGATGTCAAAGTCGTCTGCGTCGCTGGCTGGTTGGCAGTAGTACGCTTTTCGGAACAAGTCGCCTAACAGTTCTTGTGGCGATTCTCCTGCCCATTCCCCAGATAGTGGGGCTTCGTTGTAGAGACCATCTAAGCCATCTGTAATGCCTCGTTGGTAGCCTCGTTCGTTTGCCCATGTGAGCAATGTGTCTATCGTTGTCATTGTTTGTACCTTTCTTGTATGTTTTGTTTAGTCAGGGTGGATTTCTTGGTTACGCTTCGCTAAGTCTTGTAGAAACTTGGCGACTGCTTCGTGCTCTCGTGTTTGGTTGTAAGCATGGGATACTAGGTAAGCACCACAACTTCTTCCGTCTTGTACCATCGCTGTTACCGTGACTGTGTAATCGTCTTCTGATAACCAGTCCGTTTGGTAGGTGATGTTTCGCATTGTTTGTACCTTTCTATTTTCCGTTGTTGTGTAGGTCTTTGCGACGCATGACTTGTGTCTCGTCTACGATGTAGCGCACATCTGTTGTGTGGTAGTTGTAAGCCTCTGCGAACTGTCTCGCTCGCTCGACATAGGTGGCGTACCCATGTCCATAGGTCATTGTGACGATGAAGTCTTCTCCTTGGTCGTGCACAATTTTGTCCCATACAGAATCGTGATAGGAAAGAACACTGTAGGGTCGTGGTGGCACAATTCGCATTGTGTAGTAAGAGTTTCCGTGTGTTTTGTCGAACCAGCGACGAACACATAGCGTCCAGATGTCTTTGTTGTTCATGATTACCTTTCTTGTGTGGTCTTTCGACCATGTGTTGAGTGTATCCCAATAGGGACTGTTTGTCAAGTGTTTTTTAGTAGTTTCTTAGTTTAGATTTATCACCTAGCCCCGAATGTCATTGTCGCTTCGACGATTGTGTAAGCGTTCTTTTTGATTTCTTCTCGGACTTCTTTACATTCAGCGCACCAACAGTTGCGCACTTTCTTTCTGCTGTCGCTTGTTCTGCATTGAGTGTCGAGGCAGTACTGTTGGCACTCGCAAAATGTGTTCTTCTTTGTAGACATTTTATCTATACCAGTTCTTTCCCATCGATGATTTCGATGAACTCCCACGCCTCGATTGTCTCGACATGGTTACCGCACAGTTCCAGATGTCGGAATGAGTGCCAGATGTCTTTGCGATGGTCTAGAACATTGACTGCCCATGTAGGAGCCTCGTCACAGTTTTTCATATTGCACATTTTAGTTACCTTTCTAGATTTCTTATCTACTGATGAATTCGTCTTGTTCTTCGTCGAAGTAGGAAAGTTGTTTTTCACAACTTGCGCAAACTTCCGGACTGTAGATTTCGTGGCAGCCATCCCACCCCTCGTAAGTTTCGCCGGATTCCTTGCACCAGTCTTCGTGGCAGAAGTCCGAACAAAAGTAGGTCAGTTCGACCAAGTCGCCACGAGAATCCTCGTGCCTGTGTATATGTGTCATTAGTTACCTTTCTGTTGTTAGTTGCATAGTGCAACTAGTGGGTAGTTGGGAATCGAACCCAACAAGCGAGCCAGCCTCGCTACCCTGTCGGTATCAGATACCGCAAGCCTCGTAGAACTTCTGACGGTCGAACCTTTCGTTATCTGCCTCGAAGACGAGAGCGATACGAACTGCCAGACTTGTGGTGGTTGCCCATTGCTCGCCAACCTTGCGAAGGTCGCACTCTCGTGCCTCGATAGTGGCTCGCTCGTCTCGTATGGCTTGGGCTATCGCTTGATAGTCTTTCCTAGTCATCTTGTACCTTTCTGTTGTGGTTGGTGTCTCCCAACCCCATGACTACACCATACAGGACTGTTTG